GACGCCGACGTTCTTGGGGACTCCCTTGATGATTGGCTTGGGAAGGGACAGCAGGGCCATAAGCCATCCTGACTTGATTGAGCCGACCATCAGTTGCCGTTCCTCGATGTATGCCTTTAAGTCCTTGGCGCTGTCCACAAGCATGGGCACCTTGACCGGGCGAACCTTAAGAGGGATGCGGCCGCCGAACTTTCCTTTTATGCGGTTATGGTTGGGCTTAATCTCTTGGACAAAGCCCTGCGTGCCATAGTCCGAAAGGACGATGTTGGTCGTGTTATAGTAGTTCTTGGCCTTCTTGAACGCGCGATCGTAGTTCTGGTCTCCGGCAATCTTGCGGACGATGGGCGGGATTTTGTTCATCCCGACCAAGTGGCCGGAGGCCATGATTTTGCGAAAGTCCCCAAAATTGCCTGACTTAACGGCATAGGCCATCTGGTTCATTAGTAGCCCAGGGGCGGCCTTAGAAGTCTTGTCGTCTGCGGCCACGAACATCTTTCGGACGTCGCCGTCGATAGCGTTATTTCCGGCGCGCTGTGCGTCCTTGGTCAGGCCACGGCCACCGCCCTTGGGCATTGGAGGGGTAAAGGTAGCCGCGTCGACGCAGGCCAGCGCAGCTTGTTCGATGGCCGCGTCTCGCATTGTCAGGCCGCAGTCGGCCGCGAACTGACGCAAAGCCGCGATGAACTCAGCCTGAGACTTGGGCTCAATCGAGACCTTGACCACAGTGGTTACTGGTTGTCGTCGATGACGACGAGCGTGATCCATGCCGACCCGGGCTTGTAGGTCTGGCTGGTGATGCGGACGGTCTTCCCGCCGGCCACGATCTTCTTGCCTTGGGCGAGGGAGGCGATGGGGACGCCTGCCGACAGTAGGGCCGCCGATGCCCCAATAGACCCGTCTGGCTGGCTCCAGGAGGCCGTTACAGCGGGGAGCCTGACAGAGTACTGGGTCCGCTCCATATACCCCCCTGCTTCGAGCACGGTCGAGACGGCGGGGTCGGAGATGAGGCAGGAGAAGGTGATGGCGCCAGAGTTGGCCGACCCGGCCACGCCGAAGTCCGCCACCATCTCTTTGGCGTCGTTGAGAAACTCGGTTCCGTAGAGGCTCATCCTATACTTGCCCGGATTGGTAGGGGGCACAAAAAAGGCCCCCATCGCTGGGAGCCTCGTTTGTTTGCCTTGCGGCGGCTGATTAGGCCGTGGTGAGGCGGTTGAGCGAGGTCGCGCGACCGACAGCGGCACCGAAGAGAAGGGTCGCGGTCACGTTATAAAAACCAGACTGCTCCTGGCCCATGAGGACCTGGACGCCGAGGCCGGTGTCGGCGTCGACAGCGTTGGCGACTTCGAAGCCCGGGATCTCGGACATCGGGAGGGCCGAGGCGACAGCGATGGCGTCAGCGCCGCACGAGAAGCCAGCGAGGCTTTCCGCGTTGGCAGGGAGGCTGTTCCACTGGTAGACCGAGGCGCCAGCGAGGGTGCCGATCTGGCCGGAGGTCAGGATGCCGGCACCGAGGACGGAGTTACCGATGATGGTGGCGTCGGCGAGAAGGCCGTTAGCGTAGGTCGGGTTCAGGATGAACGCGCGGGGTTCAGCGGCCTTGGCGGCGTCGAGCACGCCCTTGGAGGCGACGACTTCAGCGTAGGTCAGGCCAGCGCCGGTGTTCGTGCCAGAAGCGAAGTTCGCGACGGTGATGAGCGCGCCGATTTCAGCCAGGCACTTTTCAGCGAGGGCGTTGGCGGCGGTCGGAACGAAGGCGTTCGAGAGGAACTGAGCGCCATACATCTTCACGTCGAGGGGCGAGAAGCGGCTCGACACCTTGAAGTGCTTGAGGGTGACGTTGGCGGCGGTGATCGTCGCGTCGTCCTGGGTGAGGTAGCCGCCGGTCGAGAACTCGGTGGCGGTGGAGGTGCCGATCAGCGGAACCTGGACCGTCTTGCCGGCGCCGGATTCGGCAGCGGTGAAGACGGACGAGAAGGCGCGGAGGGCCGGGAGCTTGCCCTTGAGGGAAGCGATGACGCTTTCAGCGAGGATGCTGGGAGCGACTGCGATGGAGTTAGCCATGATGTGTTAGGATAGGGTGAGGGTTGAGGGAAATTAGATGCAGGCCTTGATGATGGCGTGCTTATGAGCGGCGAAGTATTCGTTGCGCTCTTTGGAGCCGACCGCCAGGGACATGAAGGTGGCGAGGTGGTCGACGGCCTCGGCGGTGGGTTTGCCATCCGCGGGGCTGAGTTCGACCGGGGAAACGCCGACGGAGGCCACGATCTTGGCGGCTTCCTTGGAGGCGCTGACCTTGCTGGCTTCGTGCTCGGCGACGAGGGCCTTGAAGGACTCGGACTCCTTGACAGCCACTTCGAGGGCGGCGGTCAGTTCGGCGAGCTTGGCGTCCTTGGACGCGGCTTCGACCTTGAGGCTTTCGAGTTCGGCAGAGACGCCGACCGTCATCTTCTCGACAGTGGTGCGGAGGTCGTCGCGTTCGGCGGTAAGGCCAGAGACGGCGGCGGTGGCGGCGAGGAGTTGCTCTTCGATGGTCATCTTATGTTTGCTGGGAATGGAATTAGAACGAACGCAGGGCGTCGTTGAAAGAGTCAGCCAGCCCGGTAACTAGACCGAGTTTTGCAGCCTGCTTTCCAGAGAAAGCCTGACCTTCCATTGACTCTGCTTTGACCATCTTTCGCTTCATAAGGACTGACGCTTTGAACTCAGAAGCCATAAGGTCCACGCCCTCTTGAAGGTTAGTGATTTGCTCATCGCTCAGGCTGGTCCCTTCAATTCCTACCCCCTTAAACTTGCCAGACTTCACGACCACCATCTTCATGCCAGCCATGTCGGCGGCCTTGGAGTAATCAGGGATGGCCATGTAGACGCCGATTGAGCCAACGGTCGACGAGGGGCTGGCCACGACGCGGTCGGCAGCTGAAGAAATCCAGTATGCACTAGAAGCCATCTCGGAGTCGGTGTAAGCCATCGTAGGCTTTCCGACATTGCGGAACTTGTTGGCGAGTTCTTCCACGCCGGTGACCGTTCCACCAGGGGAGGAAACCTGAAGGGCAATCTTCTCGACCTCTGGGTTTGCGGCAAAGGCATCGATGGCGGCGGACACGTCGTCGACGTCCACGGCGCCCATCATCTTCTCAAGCGGGGACAGGCCCTTGCCGATCACGCCGACGACCGGGATGATCCCGACGCCGTCGACGATGTAAGGCTTAGGGGCGACGCCGAAGAGCTGCGCGAGCATATCGGTAAAGCCGAACTTCTCGGCTAGGACCGCATGGTCTTTGGCCTTGGTCGGGTCGATGAGAAGGGGCTCGCGGCCCGACAGTCCGTTGGTGAGGAAACGCATAGGAAATTAGGAAGCGGGTTGGTCGGGCTCCGGGGGCGGAGGGAGGTCGAGGTTGTCAGCCGTGACTTCTGAAATCTGGCTGTTGGCTTGTCCCTGCTGGAGCCAGTTGAAGTCGGGCTTGTAGAGCATCCAAATCGGAATCTTGGCGGTCTTGGCTTTCTCGATGATAAAGGCCATATCGTTGGCTCGCTTGTCCATCTCGGTGCGGAAGTCTAGGCCGCGCTGGGCGTAGAGTTCGGACATGGACAGCAGGCCCATCTCGACGTCGTTGCGGTCGTTGGCGGCATCGCGGCCTGCGTCTACGGTGACAGACTTCGGGGTAGTCCAAGAAACTTCACTCCACTTGGGATCGTCAGGTAGGTCGCCGTCAGCGATACCCTGTCCGATGATGTATCCCCAAGTAGGCACGCAGAAGTTCTCGATAAGCACGGACTGATACTTGCCGAACACGCGAGCGGCCTTGGCCGTGACAAGCCTGATGGACGCACCGCCTAGCTTAGAAGGGTCGCTGACAAACTCATAAGGCAGAATGCCCATGCTGATGTCGCGTTCCAGGGCGGCGATGAAACCATTGAAGGTGGCGTTGGGGCGGTTGCTCTGGAAGGACGTCATGTCCTCCCCGGGCTCAAGGGCGATGAGTTTGCCGCCCATCGTGTTGGCGAGGTTGGCGTAGGAGCCTGTGCCGGTCGCCCCCAGTTCGTTGGCCATGTCGCCGTCGATGACGCCGCCCGCCTTCTTGATGATGCGGGTGACGTCACCGTTGTCCTTCACGGCCTGCTTTTCGAGGGCCAAGATTTCCATCTCGTCCTGGATGGAGTTGATGGAGTGTTGGAGCAGGG